ACAGACAATGTTTTTCCAGCATAAGTAACGCTTACGCTACCTTCAATTTCTTCTAAAATCATATTATACCTCTATTTGGGATATGTTGTTACGTTTAATAACATTAATCTTTTCTAGCAGTGGATGACTAAAGCCATGACTTACTAAGAAAGTGTTTAAATGTTCTTCTTGTAGTAATACTTCTACTAACTTTTCTTTACCGTCAGTATCGAGTGTTTCTACAGTTTCATCCAGTATTAATAGATTGATTCTAGAACTGGACAATGTTTGCATTAGCTTTCTAATAGCTAATAGTGTAGCTACATTAACTCTTGCTTTCTCACCACCACTAAGAGCTAATATTTCAATATCTCTTCCATTATCAGTAATAACAACATTTAGTTTGTCACTAGCACTAATCTTGAAACCAATCTGAAATCTTCCATCGCTTAGATCAACTAAATATCTATTAGTAATATCTTCTAAGTCTTTGACTAAACTCTCAATTTTATACGCTACTAAACCTGTTGTACTGAATGTTTTTGTTAAAACATTTAAAATACTCATGCGTTCGCTTAATTCATGTAACTTACCACTATATGTTTCCAGTTCTTGGTTCATATCTACTAACTGCTTAGACACTAAGTCTACTTTAGTATTGTGCGCCGTTACTTCTTTATTATGCTGTTCTGCTTCTACGATTTTACGTTTTGTAGCAGCAATTGAACTTTGTAATTCTGTAAATTGCTGCTGTAGAGTTTGTTTGTCTAGTAATGTTTCTGGCAAGTCAGTATCAATTAATGTATGATACTTTTCCCAATCTTCTTGCGCTTTTTGTGCTTCTTGCCAAGCTGTTTTCTGTTGTTTAATTTGAACTATTTGCTGAGTATAGCCCATAGTTTCTAAAGCAGCTATTTCAGCTTCTTCAGTTTTTTCTTCAATTAATTCAGTTACTTTTTCTTCGTCAATATCTGATAAACAAGTAGGGCACGTTCCGTGCAGTGCTTTCATTTTTATAACAAAAGCCTGAGCATCACTAACTGTTTTAGATAGTTTTGCTACTTCTGCTTGGTATTTTTCTATGCCTTCTTCAGGCTTTTCAGGAATTGGCAGTAGTTTAATTTTAGACTGTAATTGCTTGTAAGTATTATTCTGTGAAATCTTTTTATTAGTAGACTCAATACTGTTTATACTAGAATCTAGTGCAGCAGCTTCTGTTATTAGACTTGTATCTAGTTCAGGACTTGCAACAGTTTCTTTTAGTGTTAAATCAGTTTTTTCATATTTATTTAACCAACTAGACACAGTATTGACTTGAGACTGTACTGCAGCAATGTCTTTGGTAAGTAGAGTAGTTACTTCTTTGAAAACTTCAGCAGCACGAGTATACTTACCTAAATTAAGAATTTCAATAAGAAACTTTTTACGAGCAGTATCAGGTGCAGTTAAAAACTCTAGGCTTGACGCATTTGACTGATAAACAATCTGTGCAAAACTTTTGTGATCAAAGCCTAATATATCTTCAATCATTTTATATGTAGCTGTTGCAGTATGTGCTGATATATCTACACCTTCTTTAAACAATTTTACAGTTTGAGCAGTTCCACGACTAGACTTAATCGTATAATCTACATCATCTCTGTTAAAGTCTAGCTCAATCGTATATGTTTTATCTTTAATGTGTCGGTTAAGAATATCTGCTTTTTTAATACCTTTTGAATTTTTATTAAATAATACTTCTTCTAGTATAAGGGCTATGGAACTTTTACCATGCCCATTACGACCTACTAATTGTGTTAGTGGAGCAGCAACAAAATCAATTTTATTATCTTTTCCGTAACTAAAGGCGTTAGCCCATCGTAGTTGTTTTATAGTTATCATTTACGGCTAGTCTCTTTTTTAGTTCTGGTAGCCCGCCTATATACTCACCACCAATAAAAATCTGTGGAACTGAACGGGCATTGGGTACTTTTTCAATTAAATCTTTTTTAGTGTATGTGCCAACACCAATCATACATTCTGTATACTCGATAGCATAAGAAGTTAACAAGCGTTTAGCTTCTTGGCAAGCAGGACAATTGGTTTGCGACCAAACTTCTGCTTTATTCTGATTCAATTTTGTCTGCATAGTTTTGAAATTCCTTTAATACATTTTCAATGGTATCTTCTGGTAACTCTAGGATGTAGGCAAGATACTCGCGGATTTCTTCACCCATAGACATTTCTTTGTCTAAGATTAGTGCTGAATCTGTATCTCGCTTAATTACTTTGCGATCAATTAAATCGGAATCTTCTAGCTCACCAAGTTCTTGCATATCGCCTTCGACTTGATAGATCGTATGATCGTAATCAGTTTGCGGTTTAGGGTCGTGTACTGCTACTGTACGACGAATAAGTTGTGGTAGCTCTAGTTTACGCCACTCATGTGTTAGAGTGGCGGTATCCAATATAACAACACCAGTAGCTACATTATGACGATGAAAGCTAGTAGTAACTGGACTTCCAGGATAAATAATATTTTTCTGAGAGTTTTCGTAGCTGTGCAAGTCGCCCGCTAAAACTACTTTCCAGCGAGCAAATAATTCTAAATCTAGTTCAGGCTTTACGTGTGGCGGAATCTCTCCACGAGCATGAGTAAAGCAAATATCGCCACATACTAAGTGAGGCGATTTTTCAAATTCTTTTAGTTTATTGTATGGAATAAAATCCATATTGTCCAGTCGGTAAAAATCATCAATAATTTCTACTTTGGGATTTAAGCGATTTGTAACTTGTTTTAAGTTAGTTAAGAAAGTTGTGTCTTTTTTAACTGCTTCATGGTTTCCAGCATAAATAATTGTAGGAATCTTGCAAGCATTAACCAAATCAAAATATGTTTCTAGTTCTTCCATGTTAGGAAGTTTATCAAAAACATCGCCACCAACTACAAAAAGATCACACTCACTTTGTAGTGTTTCTAGTTGTTGCCACAGCATATTAAACCTATTCTTAGCCCATTCAACAGGTACGTTCTTTTGACCTAATTTGATATGGACGTCAGCTGTAAATAATACTTTCATATTGCCTTATGAGACAGAAAAGCCCGCTAAGCAAATAGTTTAGCGGGCTTTAGTTTTTTAACCAAGTTCTTTGACTGCTTCTTGCTCAGAAGAAGGCGTATCACCATCTTCTTCAGTATTGCTAGTAATCTTTTCTAACAAAGCTTTTACATCTGCTTCCGTAGGACGAGCAAATTTCTCGTCAATAGATTTAGCAGCATCAGCCATAGCACGCTCTTCAGCGCTTAGTGGGCGGGCTTTGCAACGTAAAACTTGTAGGGTATACTCAACATTAAAAGGCAGGGGGCCTGTCTTTACACGCTTGAATACAACATCCCAACCTGTATCATAGTCAGTAGGGTCTCCTAAATCTTCAGCCGCTGTAACGATTTGCTCAAACAACTTCTTTTTCAAGTTAAGAGCAACAACTTTTTGCGACTTAGGGTCGATACAATTTACAGAGTAACTCCAAGAGCATTTTGCTTCTGGAAAGTACTCAGTAACATGGTCTTTTTCAATGTTATCAAACTTTTCTTTTTCACGACTAAATGCTAGACATTCAACTGGAATATCCTTGTTATTAGTGCCTTTGAGCCAATAAATATATCGTGGAAGAACTCCGCCAATTAAGCGGACTGTATTTTCGCCATCTTTGTATTCGTAAGAATCAACTTTATTTGATTGTGCTTTACCTTTGGTATTTTTAAAGCTAAGTGCCATTTTTAATTTTCCTCGTATTTGAAATGAATTTTGTTTTCTGTTATTTTTAGTAGCGGATTTGATTTTATTGCGTTTAGGTCAATATCTGAATAAAAAGATAGGTCTAGATATGTATATCCGTAATGTTTATATATGGCGTAATTTCTACGCCCCGCTAACCTTATGTATTGTGCTTTATGTACAATATCTGTGCTGGTATCAGTAAATAAACTAGCAGGGTTTATTAGAAAACTATTACCCTTTAAGTTAAAAATCGGTTTGATCTTACTGTATTGGTTTTTAGGAATAGATTTTCTAATAAAATGCAATCTTAAAATTTCAACTAATTTTACGGAGTCGCATTGTGTTGTGGACTCAAGTAATCCAAGGTTGAAGAAAAGGGTCATATACTGAAACTTAATAATATTATACCATTTTGGATACCATTTGACAAGTGAAATTTTATCTACGCTAACACTTTCCAGCCTTTGCGGAGATAAAGCCCTAACCTATCTGTATTTTGCTTCTTGTCAGCGTATCCAGCAAATTGAATGTCTACTATGATTGGGTCTAGTTTCCCCTCATGCATCCGCATAATTCTACCAGCAATCTGTTCTAGTAAACTGTCGTTTGACATAGGAACTGCTAATATTACGCAAGAAAGGATGTTGATTGAAATTCCCTCTGAAAATATTTGCCTGCTTCCAGCAATGCACATTTTTTCTTTGGCAAGGATTTGCTCTTTTGCTTGTTGTCTATCTTCAAAACTGGTTCCCCCAGTAACCAACAAACACGTTTCACCAACATAGTCTTTTACCTTTTCTAAGAATTCTACTCGATCAGCTATAACTAAAACACTATGCCCTTCAGCAATGTGCATTTTAGCTATGTCTGCAATAAATTGTCTGTATTTATCATCTTGAGTAAGATCAGTAATCTTTTCTACCCAAGTAGCATTTGGTTTAAGTGTAATCCCACTTTTAACCATGTGGATGGTAGGCGGTATAGTATTAGAAGCAGGAGGCTTTAATACTGTTGTACCAAAATAATCTTTAAATAAGATATGCTTACCATCTTTTCGTATCATTGTACCACTAAGAGCTATTCGGTATCTGGCGTGAAAACTATCTACTGTGGCTGCAAATGTTGTTGCAGGACAGTGATGCGCTTCATCTAGTATAACTGTGCCAAATTCTTTTGCAAGCTCAGCGGTATGCTTTACAAGTGTCTGTATGTTTGCAACTGTAATAAAGTGGTCTTCGTAATCTAAATCACCGCCACCAATAACGCCACAACTACAACCAAATAGAGTTTCAACTTCTTCAACCCACTGGTCTCTGAGAGCCGCAGTGTGAGTGATAACTAATGTTTTTTGTCCAAACTTGCGGGCAAGGTGTAAGGCTGTGAAAGTCTTGCCCCAACCTGGTAAAGCGTTTATAAAGCAAGTATCTGCGACTTCGTCATAGATTGTTTGCTGATCTTCGTAAAGCTCAAATTTAGGGACAGGGAATGGAACAGGAACTAAAACTCGTTTATCTATGATTTCGTAATCTTGTGGTATTAGATCACTACGTCCTTGCGGAATAGAAAGAATACCTTTGATTAACGACTTATAGTTTTTAATTGTTTCAACACTAGCAAACTTCTTTGACCCAGTATCTTTGTGAATTTTGTAAGTAAGAGATTTAATTATGTGTTTAGTATGCTCTACACCTGGATTGTCTAAGTATATTCTGTTTGATATAACTGCTTTTGCCATTATACTAATCTCCACGTATCTTTTTGAGGATATTCATAGTAGCCGTAAAATAGGTAGCTGTTATCCATATATAGAACTCCTGCGTATTGGTGATAGCTTTCAGGCTGAATCATAGTTTTAAATCTATGAGACACACCTTCTAGTTCTAATACACACCCTATGCCATCCGCAGGTAACACTTTAGTAATCTTCTTTGTTGTCAGCTTGGCGCGCTTAGATTTTTTATGTTGAAAAACCTGTCCGTGGCTATCAATAAACCACGTTGTCGATTTTGCTAACTTAATAATATCTACAAGAAAGTATACTGCTGAACTTATAGGAAACAACGTTGC